TGATCTAATGGTTTGATCGGTTCTTCGACAGCTATTTTAAATATTTTTCCAAGTTCTATCGGACCACTAATTTTTCCACGATTAGAGCATCCATTACATATACCTGGATTAGCATCTTCAAATGATTCACAAGTATGAGGTCCACCTTTAGGTTTACCATCTCTATCAACTGTTCTTTGAGTACTCGCGGCTTTTGCAAATGCTTCTCTTTCATTATAGGTTGGGTGGCCTTCTGACATAAGTTTGATTGCAGAGTCTTTATCTTCGCAATGTTGAGCAATAGATAGCCCTCTCCACCATACAGGCTCTTGTAATGTTTTAGCGTTATCTATAATGAAGTTAATCTGTGCGCAACCTTTTGTCTGCGCAATCTTTTTAAAACTATATTCATAATTATCTAGTTTGCGTGCTTTACGTTCTTCTTCACTTAGTCCTTTAGGTGCGGCCTGTAATATCTCTGCAAGACTAGGTTCAAGATTACCTAAGAACTCTTTAAACTCATCAAATACATAAATAGGTAAGTCTTCCCCCATAACTTTAGTAGGTGAGGGAGGCATAGTTTTTTGATTGAATGTATCAGGACATCGTAAGATGCGGGCTAGATCAGCGGTGACTACAGGGTCTATGTTTAAACCATGTGTCAAGCAAAAGTCTTTAAACTTTTCTGCGTAAGGTTTCCACTCAGTTGCGGGAATGTCCCGATCAAAAAGCCAATAAGAATGGATGCCAGTTCCCGAGTCTATCTTAACAGGAGGGGGAAGATTATGTTCTAGTACGAATTGGTCAATCGCTTGGACTGCTTCATTTTTTGAGTTATAGCCCTTACCGTCGCCTACATCAAGATCAACGAAGAAAGACCTAACAGATTTCGCCTCATCAGCCTTGCGACTGTATCCATTAAATGAACTAAGTGCAACAAAGATATTGGTGGGTGTATTCTTCTTTGATTCAATGAACTCTGCAAGCTCATCTATATTTTCTACGAATTTATGTCTAGTTAATTTAGCTATCGGATCAATCGTAGCTACACAGTAAACGCCTGTAGATGGCAGTGCTTTCTTATAAAATTCTTTCATCATTTGCAGTTTCCTAAATTTTTAGTCAACAGTATCCCGCCGCATAAATTTATGCGTTTTTCTAATTACCACTAGGGAGGATTCTATTCTACTACGTTTTTATAGTTTGTCGATCACTTTAGTATCAATAAATATTTTTGCATCAACAGTACTTGACACGGGCAATTCTCCTACCTCTAAATATGTATCAATAATCTCCATAAACTTTTCAATCTTATCAATATTCTTTTCTCGTACAGGTTTTCCCCTGAACCAATTATGAATTGACTGACGAGCCACACCTAATGAATCCGCAATCATACCAGGTGGCAAGTTGGCTTTTACACACTGCTTACCAAACTGCACACCCAGTCTTTTCGCATTAAGGCTATTTAAACTCAGTAAGAACTTTTCACTATAACACTTAGCCATGATTATCCTTAAGTTTTAACTGACCATTTTTTAACAATGCTACTTACATCATTTGGTTTCTGTATAGGTGCAGGTTCAGCTCTTAATGTAGGTTGCTCTACTACCACGTCTGACTGTACGTCACTTGCTGTCTGAGGTGTTGCAACAGGTTGAGCTTGTGGAGCCGCCGCTTGTGGTGCAGGTGCTTCGCCTTCTTCTTTAGGTTTATATACAGTTAACTTAATATAGTTATCAGCTGTTTGAGACTTAGCTTGTTTTTCTACATCAACTAATTGCTCAGGTGTTAATACACCAACAGGCGAGAATAATAGTTTAGGTGTAGGTGACTTAGTATCAAACTGCATCTTAGTAATGATCTTACTTGCGCCAATATTATTATTAGCTAACATTTGTACATAAGGTCTGAAACCCCACTTACCATTATCTTCCTTCTGCCAACATGATGTTGATGGTAATACTAATTGATAGATGTCATTACTTGGATCACCCGGTACTGTCACCGCTGTTCTCCATGATAAACGACATGCTGAACCATTACCCGCTACAGAGTTCTTAACGCTATATGGACATTGGTCACATGAACTTGCTGGAGGATTTGGCACATCAGCATCAGGCGTACGAGAATCACTTGACCAACATGAAGGTACAATCTTTTCACCGTCTTTGTATGATGATGCGTAATACATTCTTGATGCGTTGTGAGCCATACGGATAAAGACTACATTCATTGATCGGTCTTCAATCGTACCAACTTCTTCACCGCCTGCATATTTACGGAAGACTCCGCCTTTGATTGAGATACGTTTAGTGACATTGTTACCACCGCCACCAGCTACCGCTAGTGTATCTGCGTCTAGCCCTGTTTGAAGTAGGGCAGGATTTTGTTGCATTAATATTGCTAATTCGTTACTCATAATTTACTCCTTAAGTTTTACTAGGTTTCTTAACTACAATACTATATTCTCTAAAAGAACTAACTCCTGGAGGCATGCCTTCACCTTCATGTGTAGTTAAATATTCTTTTAAGTTAGTGTTATGTAATCGTTGTTGCATTAACTCAATCAATCCGTTTTCCATGATGAATGATTTAAGGCCGTCCCAATCACTACATATATAACTTTCTCTTAATGTTTTAACTACTGTACCCGCGCCTGTACGTATTGTCTCGGCGTTCATTTCATTGCACTGCTCTAATAACACTTGTTCTAATTGCGCTTGTTCTGCTTTTAGCTCAGCGTCTTTTAGTTCAAACTCTCTTGCTATGTTCTCACGTTGACCACGTATTGTCAAGTAAGCTTGTACAATCTCATCTAGCTTAATCTGTTCACTCATGACTCTAATTCCTCTCTATATAAATCAACTAGTTTAGTATGTAAATCTACTTTGCCTTGCAACATCTTATAAATTCTTTTCTCTACATCTGACCCTTCAAGATGAACGACTGTCATCTTATTCTTCTGACCTACACGATCCATACGAGCAACACATTGTAGGTAAGTTTCAACTCCCATTACAGGCGACCAAAAGACTATGGTGTCTGCTCTAGTTAGCGTCACTCCGTGAGAAGCAGCTTGTGGTTGAATGACTAATACACGAGGGTCGTCCATATTTTGAAAGCGTTGAATGATGTGCGCTCTGTCTGTGGCTGATACTTCCCCGTTAATAACTTCGTTTGATATATCTTGTTTAGTTAAGTATTGAGATACAACTCGTATCGTGTGTCGGTAAGGTACAAATACTAATATCTTATTCGTAGTCTCTGCAATCACTTCACTCAACGCGGATAGACGAGGTGAGATATCAAACTCAATCACTTCTTTTTTATCTGTGTATACTGCACCTCCTGATATTTGTAATAGCTTATTAAGGTTGGCCGCGGCATTTACAGCACTGACTGATTCACCAGCGGTTTCAATTAACATCTGTTCTTTTAATTGCTTATAATATTTCTGTACTTGGATTGTGAGTGGTACATCGCGCGTCTGATACATAACATCAGGTAAATCTAAACATTCATTCTTTGCAAATCGTATTGCAGGTTGTAGTGCTTTGAATACTTCGTCTTTAGCATTATGTTTTGGTATCCATTTAAACCTTGTAATCTGTTGCATTACTTTATCTCGCCACGCCACACTAAATTTAGGAACTCTCTGCGGGCAGACAAGTTTAGCTAGGCCATAAGCATCGACTGGTGATTGAGCCGCGGGTGTACCTGTCATCATCCATAATTTAGTTTCAGGTTTAAGAACCTTTGATAAGGTTTTCCATCGAGCCGTTGAAGGACTCTTGTATGCGTTAGCTTCATCGATCACTACTAAATCAAATCCGCCTTTAATGATTGCATCTTTAACAATAGCTACACCATCATAATTAATAATAACAAACTCATATTCGCCGTTAATAATCTTTTCTCTTTTAGTTGAAGTGCCATGAGCGATACCCACTGACCTATGCATACACGTATTAAAGACGTCGCCTTGCCAAGCTGAATACATAATAGATAAAGGACATATAATAAGAACGCGTTTAACTTTGCCTTGCTTCATTAAATAATC